CCACAGTGGCGGACTTCATTCGGCTTACTCAGCTTGAACGGGAGTTGGAGGAACAGGACCAACCGAGGGAGATCATCATCACGTGGGCCGAGCCGGCGGAGAAGTACAGCGTCGAGAGATAGGTTATGTTCCGCTTCCGTCGCAGCATAGATTTCACAACTCTACCGCTAGGTTTAAGGGTTTTTCAGGGCCAATCGGCTCGGGCAAAAGTCAGGCGTTGTGCCAGGAAGCAATTCGACTTAGTTACTTGAATCCGGGCCGGCAAGGGCTGATCGGAGCCCCCACTTATCCGATGCTGCGGGATGCGACGTTGACGAGTTTTTTGGAGGTGGTTGGCGCGAACCGGATTCCGTACGAGCTTAATAAGTCGGAATTGATCCTGGTGATGAAAGATACGGGATCGAGAATCTATTTTCGCGCCGTGGACGATTTTGAGCGGCTGCGCGGCACCAACCTGGCTTGGTTCGGGCTGGATGAATTGACTTACACGGCGGAGGAATCGTGGCTGAGGCTAGAAGGTCGGTTGCGAGATCCGTTGGCCAAGCGATTGTGCGGTTTTGCGGTGTGGACTCCCAAAGGTTTCGATTGGGTGTACCGAAGATTTATTCGAAACCATGTGGACGGCTACGAGATTGTTCTGGCGAAGGCCTTCGAGAACAAACATGTTCTGGACAAGGTGCCCGACTTCTACCACCGATTGAAGGCCAGCTATGACGCTAAGTTTTTTGAACAGGAAGTGCTGGGTGAGTATTTAAATGTCCAGGCCGGTGTGGTTTACCACGCCTTCAAGCGTGCGCGAAATGCGAAGGAAGTGAAGCTTGATCCCTTCGTGCCGCTGTTTTGGGCACTTGATTTTAACGTGGATCCAATGAGTTCGATCGTGGCTCAAAAACACGGAGATGAGGTGCGAATCATAGACGAGATTGTCCTAAGCCGGGCCAGTACCCACGAGGCGTGCGAGGAGTTCGTGACCAGGTATCCAGACCATCCGGCCGGCGTCGTAATTTACGGTGACGCGTCTGGCCAGAGATTGCAGACTGCCGGAACGACGGATTACCAGATGATCCGGGAGTACTTCCGGCGAACGGTTTATGGAAGCTTGAAGTTTCGCGTACCGTCGAGCAACCCAAGTGTGCGGGAACGAATAGCGCTGGTGAATTCGAAGCTATTTTCCGCGAGCGAGCAGGTGCAGTTGTTCGTGGATCCACGGTGCAAAGGGCTGATTATCGACTTCGAAGAGGTTACTTTCAAGCCCGAAAGCAGCGTGATTGACAAGGATAAGGACTCTCAAAGGACCCATTTGTCGGATGCGCTGGGCTATTTGCTATGGCAGGAATGCCGCCCCAGGCCGGTTTTTGGGGAACAAGGCCAGCGGTTGCTGTAGCGTGACAGGAAAAGATGGACACGATCAAAGATAGTCTCGATATCAACCACGAGCATCCGGAATATGCGGCCCGGCGTGCAATGTGGAGGCAGTACCGCGATCTGTACGTGGGCGGTGAGCAGTTCAAGGCCAACGCCGAGGAGTATCTGATCCGGCGCCAGAAGGAGCCTGGAGATGTCTTCGGCGAACGGCTTCTCCGTTGTTTTTATGAGAACTACGTAGGGTCGATCGTCGACTGGTACGCCGCGACGCTATTCCGTCGAGAGGCTGTGCTGTCCTTCGATGGAACGAATGAACGCGCCAAGAAGTTTTTTGGAGAATTCACGGAGGATTGCGACCGAAGGGGCAGCAGCCTGACTGAGTTCTTTCGAAAGCAATTTATAGAGGCGCTTATCTGCGGCAAAAGTTACACACTGATCGACTTTCCACGGCTAAACCGTCCGGCCGGCACACGCGCCGAGGAAGATGAACGCGGTGCGTCGCGGGCGTACTTGGTGAGTTACTCCGCTGATGAACTCATTAACTGGAGCTTCGACGAGCACGGGCATTACGAGTGGGTCGTGTTGCGAACGCGAAGCCTAAAGAAAGAAAAGATCGAAGACAGGACCTGGGCAAAGCAAACGCGGTGGGTGTATTACGACAAAGAAATCTATCGGATCTACGAACAACTCGAGAACGACGGTCATCGGCAGCCGATCGAAGTAGTCGCGAAAGGCCGCCATGGGCTAGCCAAGCAGGCACGAGTACCGTTGGTGGACTTGCGAGTCTCGGAAGGGCTGTGGCTGCTGAACAAGGCTGGGTCTCTGCAACTGGAGCATTTCAATAAGTCGAACGCCCTGGGTTGGGCCCTGACCATGGGGCTGTTCGCGATGCCGGTGGTTTATTCAGAACGCGACTGGAACCAGGTTATGGGCGAGTCGTATTACATCCAGTTGGGGCCGCAGGATCGATTTGGATGGACTGAACCGGAAGGGCATGTCTACCAGATCGCGTCGGATAATCTCTCGAGGTTACAAGAAGAGATTTATCGGGTGTGCCACGTGACTCACGCCGGTGGGTCGGCGTCGGGTAGCGCCGCGCAGTCGGGATTGAGCAAGCAAAGAGATTTCGCGATCACGCAAGAGGTACTCCGAGCCTACGGAGACGGCGTAAAGGATGCGATGAAGCGAGTGCTGCGCGCGATAGACGCGGCCCGAGAAGACGGTTTAAGCATTAATGTCTCGGGCATGGATGAGTTCGATATCGGCGATTTCGGAACGGAGTTGGCCGACGCTGAAAGGCTGCTCAACCTGGGGATAACCTCGCCAACCCTGAAGAAACAGGTGTTCAAGAAGCTGGCGTTCCAATTTCTGTGCGATTCGCGGCAAGACGTTAAGGACCAGATCGGGCGGGAAATCGATCAGCAGGAGTAAACCGCCATGCGGCTACCAATGAACCGCCAAGGAGAGTTTATGGAAGAGAAAAAACAAGAACCAGCGGAGTTACGCTCCATCATTCGCGGCGTAATCGAGGAGTTTGTCCAGGCCGAGCAGGCTAAAGCGGAGCCTGCATATAAGGCGGAGTTGTTGGACGAGCGAAAAAGACGCGAAGACCTGGAACGGCGCGTCAACGACCTGGTCCAGGAAAACCAGCACAGCCGGAAAGTCGCGGAAGAGGCGGAGCGCGGGGCGTCCATTCGGGCCGAGCTGCAGCGGCTGGGGGTGGCCAAGGTTGATTTGGCTTATCGCGTCGTGAAAGACGATATTCAGCGCGATCAAGACGGGCGTCTGATCGCAAAGAACGGACCCACCGACGTGCCAGTGCGGGAATACCTTACACAATTTGTACAGGACAATCCGGAGCTGCTGCCCGCGCGAATAACGGGTGGTTCGGGTATGGGATCGGGGCCCAAGGTGGCTCCGAATGTGGGCGGGCTTGATCTGGACAAAATTCGACCGGGCATGAGTCCGGAAGAACTGGACAAGGCGCGTCAGGAGATCTCGCGGGTAGCCAGTCAAGCGATGCGAGGTATGTAACGAAGCGACAAGAAGGAAAAGAGGAACATAAATGCCAGCAATTACATCAGCGAATGTAGCGAGTGCGATTGTGAAGTTAGTAGCGGTCGACGCGTTGCCCGCCCTCATGAGTAACTTAGTGATGGGTAACTTAGTCAACCGGGACTACGAACCGACGTTAGCCCATGCCGGGGATACGGTGAACGTACCGATTCCCCCGACCTTAGTCGCGAATAACATCGCGGAGGGTGGGACCGTCCAGACTCAGAATCCGAACCTGGGGAATGCCCAAATCGTGCTGAACACGCACGCCGAGGCAACGTTCCAAATTCCGGATGTCACGAAGGTGTTGGCTGTGCCGGACCTTCTCAAGTTGTACATGCAGCCGGCTGTGGTTGCGATCGCAGAACGGATCGAGACGGACACACTTAGTCTGTATTCTCAGTTTAGCGCCAACACTCCGATCGGAACCGCGGGGATAGCGCTCACGGAAGCCTCAATTGACTCCGCGGAGACAGTTCTTTTTCAAGCGAAAGTGCCTTCTGCCGTGGCGAAGTACCTGGTCGTGGATCCGACGACTTACTCGGCGTTAAGGCAAATCCCACGATTTAGCGAGTATTACACCGCCGGTGAAGCGGGCCTGCGGGCGCTGGTCGACGGAGCGGTCGGGAAGATCAAGGACTTTTTTGTGTTCCGGTCGCAGTTAGTGCAAAAGACCGGCAGCGGACCAGTCACGACACACAACGTCGCCTTTGCGAGGGATGCAATCGGTCTGGTAATTCGGAGACTTCCGCAACCGCTGCCAGGGACCGGGGCGATCGCGGAGTATGCGGAGATGGGTAATTTCGGAATACGGGTGGTAATGAGTTACCAACCGAATACGCTGGCTCAGCAATTTACCGTCGATGTTCTGTACGGCACGGCGGTTCTTCGCAACAACTTTGCAGTACAGGTAAATAGCTAAGACGACTGGACACGAATGGGCGCAATCGCGTCCATTCGAGGTCCCAAAGGGGAAGCATGGATCTGAGGATGTTCTACCAAAAACTACGAAAGCTGGAGCAGGAAATCACCGATCCGCACGTAGTGGTGGTCAGCCAGGAGACGCCGGACGGGGGAAAACCTGGCCGAAAGGCCGAGGTTTCTCGCAGTAATGCGGCAAAGTTGATCTTGGAGGGGCGGGCCCGGTTGGCTAGCGCGGAGGAGAGCGCCGAGTATCGCAAGACGATTGAGCAGGCGCTGCAGGACGCACAGCAGCGCGCCATGTCTGAACGAGTGCAGGTAAACGTGATCTCGGACGCGGATCTTCGCGCGATCAAAAATGCGGCCCGACCGGAGAAGCGTTAGGAGGCGGTGCGCGGCATGGCGTTATTCACAGATGGAGCGATCAACGAAACAATCGACCTGCAGAACTACGAGAATCGCATTCTCGATGTCGCCAGTGCGGAAGGGATTGACTTGGCCGGCAAGATCGCGCTCGCTCAGGACGAAATAGCTAGTGAGCTGATGATGTTCTTATTGAAGCGCTTGCCGTTCGTGGAATCGCAATGGCTCCCTCAACCTGCGACAAGGCAACAGATCGGAGTAAGTGACGTAGCCGTGACTGGGCCATTGCGGCAATGGCACGTCCATCAGACGTTAGCGTTAGTATACCGGGACGCCTACAACAATCAACTTAACGACCGGTATCAGGGTAAGTGGAATGAGTACGAAGCTCTGGCTAAGACGAGCTCGAAGAACTATTTGAGAATCGGTGTCGGCCTGGTCGCTGGCCCGATACCCAAAGCAAGCCCCCCCATTTTGAGTACGGTCGCGGGGAACGGACTGGCGTCAACCTACTATGCGGCAGCAGCCTGGGTGAGTCAGGCGGGGCGAGAAGGTAGTGCGAGCGACGTCGCTCAGATCACAACAGCAACTGGCCAGCTACTGGCGATCGCCGTCATGAATCCACCCCCTATCGCGGGAGGATGGAATGTGTACGTGGGGCAGGCACCAAACGCGATTGGTTTGCAAAACAGCATGCCGATCGCGCTGGGCAGCATTTGGACAATGAGCGGAGCGCTCACCGCAGGGGCGCAGCCAGGTAATGGCCAGCCGCCGACCTGGTTTGTGGTGGATCACCATGCCATCGAGAGAGGGTAACGAATGCCTCAAATCGCAACCATGACCACCAACAAACTGATGGGAATTCTCACCGGCAGTGAAGGCGTACCCGCCGCAGTGGCCGCACTGTCGCAACCCCAGAATTTGTCATTGGCGGCGATTTCAGCGGCGCAGATCATTGCTCAAAACGTCGCGCCGGATCTTTCCGAGCGCAGCACTGTGAGCAGCTATCCTCTGGTCTACGTTTACTGCAGCAAGGTGGTCAACCAGCTTCGCGAGAAATTCCGGACTTTTTCCGGCGATGCAGAGATGGTCATAGAGACGCGAATATCGCAGGACCGGCTGGACGAGATGCAAACAAACCTGCACCTATATGTTGACGCGGTTACGCAGGTGTTGGATGGCAATCGCGGAGACTGGGGAGACGGGGTCTTTTATGCCGGGGGATACGAAATCACCTATGGCGGAGTCAAGCATGGCGGGCGCAATTTTCTACAGCTCGGCAAAGTATCGTTCATTACTCAGATCAGTGCTGACTAACTCAAAATGCGAGGCGTGAGACTGTAGGATCAATATGTCTTATATTCTATCGAACAATAACCGTTACTACGTGGCGCTTGAAGCAAGTTATGGTACCGCCGCAGCCGTGTCGGCGGTGAATCGGATACCGGCGGTGAAGTTGACGGCCAAGCAGCGGCCGGAAAAAATACAGCGCAAGGACAAGACCGGATCGAGAACCTTTGT